TTTGATAGTTAAATTAAGAATGTGGTATGCCGATATACGAGGTCATCATGGTAAGAGATGGGATTACGAACCAGGTGATTATTATATGGGAAGTCATAAAGGACATTTAAAACATCAACGAAAAAAATAGAAAGTTAAGTTTATATTATGTATCAATTATCAGACTATCTTAACGCACTAAATTTTACTAAAGAAAAATTACTAGATACAGACGACCTTACGTGGGAAAAGAAGTATCCACCGTTTATAATTAACAAGTGTTTATCAATGTTTTATGATTGTATAGCACAAGTTAATGAGATGAATGGTTATCATTTTCTGGATAAGAAAACACAGTTCCATTTTCTACTAAATAGTATTAGAAAACGAAAAAGATTTGGCGGTAAGTGGTTATCACAAACCAAGTTGAAGAATTTAGAGTGTGTAAAAGAGTATTATGGCTACAGTAATGAGAAGGCCAAACAAGCTCTCAACATACTAAAAGACGAACAAATTGAATTTATAAAAGAGTCCTTGAATAAAGGTGGGAGAAAAAAATGAGTGAAGAAATTATTAGTTGGTCGCCTGACAGTATGTTAGAGGTAACACTCAAACAACCAGACGACTTTCTTAAAGTAAGAGAAACATTAACTAGAATAGGTGTTGCTAGTAGAAAAGACAAAACACTTTATCAATCGTGCCATATACTACACAAACAAGGTAGATATTTCATAACACATTTCAAAGAACTATTTGCTTTAGATGGTAAGAAGGCCACATTGGTAGAAAATGATATACAAAGAAGAAACACAATTACTATTCTTTTACAAGATTGGAATTTAATTGACATAGTAAAACCTACTGAAGCTGAAAACAAAGCTCCATTAAGTCAAATTAAAGTATTACCTTTTAAAGAGAAAAAAGAATGGACGCTATCAGCTAAATACAATATTGGAAAGAAAATTGAAGAAGACAAAGAAGAAGTGATAGATAGCAAAAATGCAAGTACCGAAGTTTAAAGATTTTATTACAGAAACGGATATAGGTCGTAAAGATAAACCTATAACAGTTGCTATGGTAACTGTTGCTGATTCAAAAGACCCAAAAGAAAACACTACTGCCGATCTTATACAAAAGGCGTGTAAGAAAAAAGGTATTAAGTGTGTTATTGTAAATACTAAATCAACTATCATCACAGCTAAAGACGAAGACAAAGGAACACTTACTGTTTACAACTATGATGGTAAACAAGGTGAACATACTTTTGTAGGTAGAGATACAGTTTGTATAACTAGAGGTGGCGCACTTGAAGATGAAGCAGGTCTTTCATTAATATCATCATTTCAAAACTCACAAGCGTTTATGATGAACACAAGAGCATCAATGTTGACTTGTGATAATAAACTAACATCAGCTTTACTATTTGAAAAATTTGGATTACCAACTCCAAAAACAGCATTCATTTCAAACGAAAACAATATTAAAAGTGGTGTTGATATGATAGGAGGGAAATTTCCAATCATATTAAAAACACTAACAGGAACACAAGGCGTAGGAGTAATCAAAATAGAAAGTTACGAAGGCCTTGTGGCGACTGTACAAGCGATGTGGAAACTAAACGCAGAACTTCTAATACAAGAATATATGCCTAGTGATTTTGATGTAAGAACATTTATAGTTGATAACAAAATATTTGCTAGTACAAAAAGAAGCCATAGTAGTTATGACTTTAGATCAAACACACACAGAGGCGCAGAGGCAGAACCTTATAAATTAAATGATGAAGAAAGAGAACTTGTATTAAAGGCAAGTAGAGTATCCAGAGCATACATGTGTGGTGTAGATCATATTATATTTAAAAACAAACCATATCTATTAGAAGTAAATGGTAGTCCTGGATCAGGCGCTGATTACGAAGGCTATCAACATAGAGATTACTATGCTGACGCAGAACCGGCTGGTAGAATAGATGGTGAACAAATGATGGCCAATGTAGTAGATCATATTTCCGATAGAACTCATTGGGATAGACAATCACTTATAGAAACTGGTTGGTTAGAAACAGTTGAGTTAGATGAAGTAGGTAAAGTAAGAGTTAAGTTTGACACTGGTAACGGTTCTCAGGCTTGTGCTTTACATGCTGATGAAATTTTAGAAGAAGGTAAAATTATTAAATGGAAATACAATGGTAAAACATTTAGTAAACCTAGACACGGTATAAGTAAAGTATTCAGATCAAATGCTACGAATGAACCATCTGAAACAAGACCAACTATATTAATGGATTTAACATTTAATGGTTTTACGTATAAAGATGTAGAAGTTGGTTTAGATCAAAGACCTAGATCAGGTTCCGACTTACTTGTAAATAGAAATTTAATGCGATTAATGAATATTAGTGTCAACCCTAATAGAACATTTGTATTGAGTAAACGTTTAAAACCTATTGATAAAAAAGGTAAAGATAAAAGAGTTGGTTTTGAACCAGATAAAGAAGACAATGACGAAAAATAAGCATTGACATTTAAGTCAATCTATGTTATATTATAAACAAATAATTTAAGGAGATATTATGCAAGAAGTGAAGTTATTAAGACTATCTACAGGCGAAGATGTAATTGCTAAAGTAGGCGAAAACGATCAAGGTGTAAGTTTACATAAACCATTTGTAATCATACCACAACAATCAGCACCAGGACAACCAATACAATTGATGATGTCGTTGTATAATGCTTTTGGTAAAAGTGATACAATTACAGTTACTAAAGATAAGATTGTCTTTATCACAGAACCGAAAGATGACATCAAATCAAATTACGAAGCAAACACAAGTAAGATAATTACTAAACCATCAGGACTTATAACAGAAACATCAATACCAAAACTTTAATGATAACTGTTTATTTTGTCCGTGACGGATCAAAAATAGCAGTAGAAGTTCCTGAAGGAACAACATTAATGGAAGCTGCTAGGGATTATTCAAAGGTTTCTATACCTGAAATACCAGCAGACTGTTGTGGTAGCTGCGCTTGTGCTACCTGTCACATACACTTAGACGAAAGATTTTACGAACCTGTTCCAAAAGAAACAGCTGAAATAGAATTATTAGAATACGAACCTGAGTTTAAACCAAAACAAAGTAGATTGGCTTGTCAAATAACATTAACAAAAAAACATGATGGTTTGACAGCAATATTATTAAAAGACTTATGATATTAAAAGTAGTGAACAAATATACAGCGGCAGAGTTTGTTTCTACTAGACACTATTCAGCCGTAATGCCTAGATTAACAAAACACTATCTAGGTTATTTTGATAATGAGGAGTTAGTTGGCGTGATTACATTTGGTTGGGGTACAAGACCTAAACACACAATACAAAAGTTATTTCCAGAGCTAGATACAAAAGACTATTACGAAATAGGTAAAATGTGTTTAGATGATAAATTACTTAGAAATAGTGAATCACAATTACTATCTTCAGCCATATCTTGGTTAAAAGAAAACACTACTATAAAATATTTGTTTACTTGGGCTGATGGTTTAGTTGGTAAACCTGGTTATGTATATCAAGCTGCTAATTTTTTATATGGTGGTTTTTCATTTACAGATACATATGTTTCAGAAACAGGTGAAAAGATACACCCGAGAACAATACAAGGACAAATACCAAATACTAAAAATCGTAAAGTAGGAATGAGACCAAATCCTGAACAATTAAAACAATTAAAATTGAGTAGAGTTAAAGGTAAACAATTTAAATATATTTACCCTATGAATAAAAAATTTAGAAAACGGTTAAAAAAATCTACTACAGAGTGGACTACAATCTATCCAAAAGATAAGGATTTAATTTGGAAGATAAAAAAACCAGGCGAAGAAAATTATACGATTACTACTAAAATGCCGTTTAACTTATCAAAAGAATATGTGTATAATAAGAAGAATGTAGAGTCGTTTAAAAGAGGAACTTTAAGTGAATTTTTATAAAAACGTTATTGAACATAGAGGCAAACTACTAATTCGTGGTGTGCATGATGGTAAAGACTTCAAAGAGAAATTAGATTTTGGTCCTACTTTATATTCTTTAACACAAGAACAAACCGAATATAAAACTTTACAAGGTCAAAATCTAAAACCAATTACATTTAAAAATATAGACGCTGCTCGTAGATTTAGACGAGATGTTGCTACTCAAAATTCACCTATCTACGGATTAGAAAGATACCATTATCAATATATTGGTAAAGAATATCCTCAGGATATTAAGTGGGACAAAGAAGCAATTAAAATCTTTACACTTGATATAGAAACTACTTGTGAAAATGGTTTTCCTGATGTAGAAAATCCTATTGAAGAATTACTTTGTATTTCAGTTAAAAATCATTCAAACAAACAAATTATAACATGGGGTGTCGGTGACTTTAAGACCGATAGATCAGATGTAACATATATTAAATGTAAGAATGAAAATCAACTCCTTATGGAGTTTATGAAGTTTTGGATTAAAAACTATCCAGATGTTATGACAGGTTGGAATACAAAATTCTTTGACTTACCTTACTTGATGAATAGAATTAAAATGGTGGCCGGTGATAAAGTGGCAAATAAGATGTCACCTTGGGGTATAATTAAAAGTGAGGAGATAATTGCAAGAGGTAGAACTCAAACAGCTTATACTCTATTTGGTATTACTAATTTAGATTACCTTGAACTATACAAATGGTTTATACCACAAAGACAAGAGAGTTATAAACTTGACTTCATTGGCCAGTTAGAACTTGGTCGTGGTAAAGACGACATGCCATACCCTACATTTAAAGATTGGTATACAAAAGACTTTCAATCATTTGTTGATTACAATATACAAGACGTAGAGATTGTTGATGGACTAGAAGATAAACTAGGTCTAATTGATCTATCATTAACTGTTGCTTATGAGAGTAAAGTAAACTATGGTGATATATTTTCACAAGTTAGAGTATGGGATACTTTGATAGCAAACCATTTATTGAAAAAGAATATTTGTGTACCTCCAAGAGAAGAACATATAAAAGACATGAAGTATGAGGGTGCTTATGTAAAAGAACCTCAACTTGGTCAGCACAAATGGATTGTAAGTATGGATATAAACAGTCTTTATCCTCATATTATTATACAATACAATATTTCTCCAGAAAAAATATTAGGAGTTAACTCATCTGGAATTTCAGTGAATAAGATGTTAGCTAAAACGACACCACTCTCTCATTTAAAAACAGACGGAGCATGTGTTACACCTAATGGTGCCTTGTTTAAAACAGATAGTCAAGGTTTCTTACCTGAAATGATGGAAACAATGTACAATGAAAGAGTCATCTACAAGAAACGAATGTTAAAGGCTAAAAAAGAATATGAAAAGACAAAAGACCCTAAACTTGTCAGAGAAATATCTCGTTGCCACAATATTCAATGGGCAAGAAAGATTGCTCTTAACTCTGCTTATGGAGCTGTTGGTAACCAATACTTTAGATACTATGATGTAAGACAAGCAAGTGCCATCACAACAGCAGGTCAATTCATTATTAGATTCATTGAAGAAAAGGTTAACACTTATTTAAATACTATTTTAAAATCGGAAGAAAAGTTAGATTACATTGTGGCCTCTGATACAGATTCAATTTATGTTACACTAGATAAGTTAGTAGAAAAGACCTGTGAAGGTAAAGACAATGATCAGATTTGTAATTTTTTAGATAAGGTTGT